TATCGAGTGTTAGTAGCCAGCAAGGACGCACCAGTAAATGAGCAACCTGCTCCTAAACGTACCCGCTCTCGTTCTAGTAAATGGTTCACACTCATCCGGCTCGTGTATTCGAGGTGACCCTAAGTTCAGGTACTAGGTACATCCTGGCACCCGACTCTGAGCATGCAGCTTGGTCTGCACTTGAGTTGTCCCATGAACGCAACGAAAAACTAATAAACGTGAGACAACAAGATGAGTGGTAAGAGATACTTCCCTAACAATTGGGAAGAGTACGCAACAGCACCAGCTGAATTCTTTGATACTTGCACGTATGAAGAGTTCATGACGTGGAAGATTGCCAATTGGGAGATCCCTTCCAGTGTCGCGTGTGTCATCCGAGTACGTGATCACGAAACAAACAAAGTCACTGAGCACACGTACATGAGACGTAGTGCAGCAGAAGCCAAGGTCGCACAGCTACTCAAGATTCCACACGTTGAGCTAACTGTCTGCGATCACCAGACCATTCACCATCTTTCCACCAAACGAATCAATGACGAAGAAGACACTTGAGCGTCGCACTCAGCAGCTGATTGATGAGATTATGCAACATGTGCATAAAGATGAACTCCTCAAACTGATGCAAGAACAGCTTGAAGACGACGTTGTAGATATTCTGTAGTTCTGTGAAACTGTATCGCTGTAATTACATTACCATTAGTGATACAATGCTCAGCAAAGTTTTTGCATCACATGAAACGAGTGACCGTCGTGTTTGAAGACGAGGACCACCTCAGCTTGAAACTTCATGCGGTTCACTCAAATCGCACCATGAATGAGTTGATCATTACAGCTGTACAAATGTACATGCAGAGCGTAGAGAATTCCGGCAATGAATCCACGGATGTGTAATGCAACACGGAGTTGTGTCCTCCTGATTGCATAGCCTCCTTCATCCACATGTTCTTGCTTAATGGCAGAGATTGTCTCCTTTGGACCCTTCTACCTTGGCACTGATGACGTGTCGTTTTATGACAGCTGGCTTTCTGACACAGCACTACATGTCCACATCGGTACATTAAGGATAGAATGGGATTGTCGCAAGCGACCGCATGGACCCATTCCGCAAACAACTCACAGATCCAACGGTCGAACGACTGCTCAAGGTCACACAGCGCCTTCAAGCACTCGACCGTGAGGTACCAGCCCAAGTGATTGCCTGTTTTCTGTACATCGCATCCCACGAAGATTGCCACAAGCAAGCGTTAGAGGAAGCGTTGTGTCTGACGACTGCAAGTGCATCACGCAATACGGACTGGCTTTCTCACACTCATCGCTTGAACAAGCCTGGGTTAAGCCTAGTTATCAAGGAGGTAGACCCAACTAACAAACGCAGACAACAACTCCGCTTATCTGCAAAGGGTAAGCGACTGATTCAATCCATTAAGGACGACCTTTATGGGAAGCAAACTCCAGATGCTTCTTGACAGGAAGCCTCAAAAGTCAACGATCAAGAACTTTGATCAGGCTTTTGACTTTGCCTGTGAGAATCATCCGAACTGGTCTCTTACAAGGGACAAGAACACCCAAGCAGAGAACGCACGTCGGCACCACCGCCAACTCCAGGAGTACATGGACGGGGAGGCAATCCCTCTCAAGGCTATGGATTCCAAGCTCATCACTGATGTCACTGAGAACATTAAGGATGACCTTGAGTGGAGTGAGAACAGTGCTAACAAGTTCCTCTCAACAATCAGCACGACCTTCAAGTGTTTGCTTCGGCATCACCTGATTGATTCAATGCCCACCATCTTGCGTTACAAGACGCCAGAGGGACGCACTGAATGGTTCACGCAGCAGCAAGTTGACCACATGTGTCAGCTGGCTAGTGAGCACGGTCGTGCTGAGCTATCCGATCTAATCCTGTTTGCTGCCTACACAGGGCTGCGTCAAGGCGAGATCAGGAAGCTGAGAGCTTGGGACTTTGACTTCCGCATGGAGCAACCCCTGATCCATGTCGGAGGTACACCAGAGACACGTACCAAGACGAGCAACTATCGCCAGGTTGGTTTGAACGATCGGCTTATGCCAATGGTTCACCGCTTGTTAGATGGTGCACGACCCAACGATCTGATCTTTGGGGACTACTGGTACAACCGTCAACGAGTGTCCCGTGAGTTCAACAACATCCGTAAGTTCGCAACGTACAAAGACACAACCATCACCGATGGCCATGTGTTCCACACCTTGCGTCACTCATACGGGACTTGGCAGATCGCAGCAGGTACGCCTGTAATGCATGTCAAGCAGACGATGGGACACTCCAACGTCAAGACAACAGAGCGGTACGTCCATAACACGTACGCATCGGTTGTCAACTGCGCTAACGCTATCTAGGTCCGTCTAGTAGAGCTGCCAATCCGCTGCTAACATGGTTTCTTCCCCGAATCTCAAGGCTGAGAATCGTTGGAATCCGTTGGGAGCGTGCCGGAATTGGTAGACGGACTCGACTCAAAATCGTGAGGCGAGACCTGTAGCGTAAGTGGACACGAGCGGGGTAACACCCGCTTTTTTATTGCTACAACTACCTATCCACATTCGTACGGGTACGACCTTCAGTCGAGTCACCCGTCTCAAACAATTCTTCACACTCACGCCTATGCCAACACCCGCTCAGATCGACGAGCAGATCGAGCTAGAACGCGAACAGATCCGCCAAGGACTCAAGGCACTACGGGACAACACCGCCAAGCTTGAAGACAAGGAGTACGCCAGTGCTGCTGTCTATGCCGTGGCGTCAATCCAGAGCCTGATCCCGTTGGTGGTTAAACGGATCGAAGCAACCACTGACCGAATCTATGAACGAAAGGCTGGCGTTGCCTTCAAAGAGATTCATGAGTTCCTTAGGGACATAGAACCTGAAGCAGCGGCGGCCATTGCTTGCAAGGTCACGTTTGACAAGGTTTTTGGAAGCAAGCCAAATAGCAACACGTCTCAGAACGTGACCGACGCAATCGGTACAGCAATCGAAAACGAGGCAATGATGCGTTTTTACGAGCGCAACGTTCCTGGCCTGCTCAAGACGTTAAAAGACAACTACTTCCACCGGTCCATCGGCACCCACCAAAAGGTGGTAGTCATCCGCACCCTGATGAAGCGGTATGACGTAGAGCACTGGAAGTCATGGGGTATTGCCAACCGCGTAAAGCTAGGTGGCTGGTTGTTGGATTGCATTTGCAACGCAAGCAACTGGTTTGACAAGCAGTTAGTTAGGCAAGGCAGAAAAACCTATTTGCACATCGTTCCTACACCTGAGTTCCTTGCGATCAAGGATCAGGTAATGGAGACAGCTGAACTGTTCAGTCCGATGGCTTGGCCCATGTTGGTCGAGCCCAACGACTGGAGCAACGATCGAGCTGGTGGCTACATCCTCAACGAAGTCATGCGAGGCCATGACATGGTACGTAGAGGCAATAAGGGCCTTATACAGGGAGAAACACCCATCGCCTTTCTGAACAAGATTCAGAAGGTTGCTTACCGCTTAAACCCTTTCATTGTTGGCGTCGCAGAGACGCTACAAGAACGTGGGTATGCGGTGGGTAAGTTTGTCCCTATCGTCGAAGTACCTCTCCCACCTAAACCCGTTGACATTGCAGAGAACTATGATTCTCGCAAAGATTACAGACGGCGAGCAGCGGAGGTGATGAACACCAATGCACAAGCGTTTGAGAAGTCATGCCGAACACGCATGACAATGAACGCAGTGCAGATCTTTCGAGATAAGGAAAGGTTTTTCTGTCCATTCTCATTTGACTACCGGGGAAGGTGTTATCCAATCCCCGCGTTCCTCACACCACAAGACACCGACTTCGGTAAGTCGCTACTGCGGTTTGCTGATGAGTCATTCATGGTTCCTGAGGCTGAGCCTTGGCTGGCCTTCCAGGTCGCCACGTGCTTTGGTCTCGATAAAGCCACCATGGCTGACAGGTTGTCTTGGGTAGCTGAGAACCACGACCTAATCACCAGGGTTGCAACCGATCCGATTGAGAACCTGTGTGATTGGGAGGGGGTCGAAGAGCCTTGGCAATTCCTTGCTGCTTGTGAGGAGTACTACCACTGTTGTATTGAATGTGATCGCAGCCATACAGGGCTGATGATAGCAACAGACGCAACTTGCAGTGGGTTACAGATACTCGCAGGGCTCGCACGAGATGCCTCTACAGCGCGTCTTGTGAACGTGTTGCCTAGCGATAAACCTCAAGACGCTTACAAGGTCATTGCAGAGGCAGCTAAGCCTCACATTCCTGAACATCTACAGCCGTACATGGACAGGAAAACGACCAAAAGGACCGTCATGACTGTTCCTTACAATGCTAAGCCATTCAGTAACCGGCAGTACATTCGTGATGCCTTTATTGATAGAGGATTAGTTTGGGAGAAATTTGACAAGAATGGTAAACCCACTGTTCTCGATACATCTCTCAGGTTTGAGTTAAAGGAACAGACAGGAGTTTACTTCAGTAGTGACGATCTCAAATTGACTGTCAAGGCAGTCAGGGATGCAATGAACGTTGTCGTTCCTGGTCCTATGAAGGTAATGAAGTGGATCGAGTCAGAGGTAGCCAAAGCATTCAAAGCTGGCGCTGATGAGCTGACATGGACAACACCATCTGGGTTTGTCGTTACTCAAAAGCTGATGAAGAAGATTGTGCAGCGCATCCAATTGCAGCTGCTTGGCAACTGTGAGATCAATGTGGCTGTAGGTGATGATGACAAGGTTGACCTTGCTCACCACAAAAACGCAACGGCACCGAACCTCATCCACTCACTAGATGCTTCCCTGCTCCACCTAGCAACGCTCAGGTTTGACGCACCGATAGCACTCATCCATGACAGTGTGCTGTGCAGAGCAACTGACATGTCAATCCTGTCCACTCTCGTACGAGAGACCTACATGCACCTGTTCGCAGAGCATGACTTTCTGACTGACTTCAAGAATCAAATTGGAGCAGAGACAGACCCACCGATTATTGGCGACCTGCAACCCGAGTCAGTAATTGAATCCACCTATTTTTTCTGTTAATGGCACAAACCATCCACGTCACCAAAGAGCCTGTTGTCCTTGAGGGTTATCAGGCTGTCATGAAGCCGAGTAAGTTCGGCTACTCCCTGTCTGCAATTGTCGATGGGGATCTGATTGAACTACTTGAAGCTGATCGCGTCGATTCCCTTAAGTGGTGTGAGTCGAAGCTGACTAACCCTAAGCGCAGTGTCTTGAAGCCTGAGCCTTGGGAAGAGGTTGGCGACAACCAATACAAGGTGAAGTTCTCCTGGAATGAGGAGACTCGCCCGCCTGTGGTTGACACCGAAGGCACCCCTATTACTGACGACAACATCCCGTTGTACTCAGGGTCGAAGGTGAAGCTGGCATTCCGTCAGAAGCCTTACGTCCTGAAAGACAAGGTGACCTTTGGTACCAGCTTGAAATTGGCTGGCATCCAGGTCGTTGCACTCAACAGCGGTGCTGCTGTGGATACGGGTGACCTTGACGAAACCGAAGTGGCTGCCTTGTTCGGTCAAACCAAAGGTTTCAAAACGAATGACCCCAACATCACTGCAGTCGCAGCGGTGAGCGAAGACGACGACTTCTGATGTATCGCTCAGGCTTGGAAGAGAAGGTCGCTGATCTTCTCTCCAGCTTGAAGGTGAAGTACGAATACGAATCTAAGAAACTCGCATACCAACTTGAATGCAACTACATCCCCGACTTTCTTTTGCCGAATGGTGTCTTTCTCGAAGTGAAGGGACGCCTGACAAGCGAAGACCGAAGGAAGATGAAAGCAGTCAAGAAGTGCAATCCAGAATTAGACATACGCTTCGTCTTTCAAGCACCCTTTAACAAGATCTACAAAGGATCTAAAACCACCTATGGGAAGTGGGCTGATAAAGCTGGCTTCCCTTGGTGTTCATACCAATCCATCCCCATTGACTGGCTCACATGACTGACTACAATTCTCCTGAGAATTACACGGACTTGTTTGCTGATATTCTAGCCGACATTGATGCAGATGATCCTTCTTACGGCGATAACATTGTAAAAGGTTTTTTGATTGCCATTGAAGACTGGCTCGCTTACCACCAGAAACAGACAGATGCATACACACAACTCCGAGAGCGAGTTCGTGAGGCACTTGCCGTGTAATAACTGTGGCTCATCAGATGCAAACTCTTTGTATTCTGATGGGCACACTTTTTGTTTTTCGTGCAATTCGTACGATCACGTCGAAGAGATTGTTCACACTCATAAAATGT